TAATGTCGTACCATTAACTGAGTAGTTTGTGTAATCTTGTTTGACCGAATTGACCATAACAAGAATGTCATTGACAGAAGAGACAGTATGACTAAGTGTCACAGTTGTACCTGTTTGAGAGGTAAACCTATCTTTCCTTACAGTTTCAAAACTTGTCGCTGGTTCTGCTCCAATATATCCCACTTGTTATTCTCCTAAATTCTAAGTTATTTCCATGATAGACAATGAAGCGTCAATTTTTGCCGCTACACTACAATCAATTTTTAAAACATCTGTTGCTTGTAATACAACTTTTGAACCCGATAGTAATTCTAAACTCGAACCAACTGGCACACTTACATTTTTTGCAAGTAGAGTAGTTTGGTTTGTTTCAGTATCACTTGTATCAGAAACAAGTTGTACACTAGCAGTAACTGACGCACTATGTACATTACATAAAATTAATCCTAGAACTACTGTTGTTGTAGAACCCGGACAAGTATATAATGTTAAAGGCGTTCCTGCACTACTAGGCATAGCATCATTTGTTTTTACTTTAAAAGTATTAGCCATTCTTTTCCTCCTATCCTAAAGCAATTGCAAGGGCAGTTGCTGTATCTGCACTAGCAAAGTTTGCATTACTATTAATGAATGTTGTTATTTGTGAAGCGTTAACATATTTTGTCGCCCCACCATCATCAACTAAAAGTTTATCAGTATTAGCAAGAGTAATGCCTGTGCCATCTGTTCCACTATCTATTTGAATTGCTCCACCTGCTACTTTATCAGCAGTTGAAATTGTTGCAAGTTTACTATCTGCGATTGCCGCACTACCATTAATATCTGCATTAACAATAACACCACTTCCAATAGCCGCTACACCAGTATCAGCTATAGTTATATCACCAGATACTACATTGTCAATCCATTTAGATGTTCCAGTATCATAAAATAATATTGCACCATCTGCTGGACTTGTAATAGTTGTATCATTTAGTTCTGCTAAAGTATCCTCTGTAGCTATTTGTGAATCCACATAAGCTTTAATACTTTGTTGTGTTGCTAGTTGAGTAGCAGAGTTAGATGACATATTATCTTCGTCTAATACCGCAGTACCACTAACACCCGTATTTAATACAGCACTTGTTAATGTTTTGTTTGTTAAAGTTTGTGACCCTGTTAAAGTTGTTACAGTAGAATTAATTGCAAATGTTAAATCATATGGGTCGCCATCAGTACCATTGTCTGTGTCAGTCCAGTTAATATCTATACCGCCACCTTCAACAAATTTCATTTCTTTGTTTTTAGTAATAGTAACTTCTGTTCCATCACCATCTTCCATAACAAAACTTGTAGCCGCAAAGTCTTGACCATCTACATATGCTTTAACTGATTGTTGACTTGGTGGTCTTGTTGCACTATCACTTGCCATGTTATCTTCATCAATAAGACTTAAAGTTGAAATTGCATCTACATAAGATTTAATTGATTGTTGTGTTGCTAAGTGTGTCGCACTATTAGATGACATATCATCTTCATCTTTTACTGCTGTTCCACTTACACCAGTATTTAAAACCGGTGAAGTTAAAGTTTTATTTGTAAGTGTTTGAGAACCTGTAAGAGTAGTAACAACTCCAGTATCAATATTTACTGTTGCCGCACCACTTGTTGCTCCACCAGATAAACCTGTACCTGCAACAACAGATGTAATATCACCTACTGAAATTTGAGTTGCTATGTATGCTTTTATTGATTGTTGAGTTGCTAATTTTGTAGCTGAGTCTGAAGCAAAGTTATCTTCATCAAGTATTGCTGACCCAGATACTCCTGTATTTAAAACTGCACTTGTAAGAACAGGACTTGTTAAAGTTTTATTTGTAAGGGTAGCTGTTGTTCCAGAAATATAAGTATCAAAGTCAGATACTAAAGCTTGTTTCATAACATCCGCATCACTAATAACAACACCATCTGTTGCCACTAATGTTACAGTTGCTTGAGTAGTTGCACTACCATCCATGATATTAAGTTCAGCAGTTGTTGCTGTTAAACCATCTAATACTTCTAATTCAGTTTCATCTATACCTGCACTACCAATTGTAAGTGTTCCCGATACATTAACATTACCATTAATATCTATTGTTGTTGCCGCTATTTGTATCTCTGTGTCTGCGACTATATCTAATTGTCCATCCGCAGATGAGTTTAGATAGATTGCTGTATCTCTAAAGTATAATTTTTCTGTGCTATTAATTAATATGTCATCAGAAAATTTAAAATAATCTTCGTCTTCCATCCATGTTAACAAACCATCGTTAGAGTTTGCATTAAATGTAAGAGCTATATCAGCATCTGTACCTGTACCAAAACTTAGTACATTACTAAATAAAGTTGATAAAGGTCCGCCATCACCAGTTGTTGAGCCATCGTGTGTATGACCACTTGATGGATGAAATGCCGCTATTAATTGATTGTACTCATTATTTAATAATGACGCATAAATAGTATCGCCATCTGAAAATGAACTTTGTCTAGTATAAGTCGCCATATATTATATTCTTCCTCCGGGTATAAAGTCTACATAAAATCCAGACACAGTATAAGGTGAAGCTGTATCTGTACTTCTAATTTTAAAATTGCTTGTAAATCCACTACCAGATAATAATGTTCTCTGTTGTGGAAATAAAGTTTGACCAAAAACTGCTGTGCCAAAAATTGCTGTTCCAAATGAAGCAGGTTGGGCTAATGCACCTAAATCTATTTCATTTGGTTGTGGTACATTGTTATCTTCAAAATCAAATCTTGGTAAAACTTTTAAATTACTATTTGTTCCTTCTGCTCTAATACTTGTTTTAAGATAGTATAAAGTTTTTCTAACACCTGCATCTCCATAATCTAAGTCTGGTGTTTTATAAATTGCTTCTATATTACTACCACCAAAATTATTTCCTACATCATGTTGATAAACATATCCATCTTCTGACGCATGATATAAAACTTCTGAATTATCTTCATCTGTTCCTGCGTGACTTTGTTTAGCTGGTATCCCAACTGTTTGACTCCACTCATAAACTGCCGCACCAGTTGAAGAAATTTTAAATGTTCCTATAATTCCTCTTTGTGTTGCATCACTTTTTGTTGTGTCAAAATAAAATAATCTGTATTGACTTTTTTCTCTAACAACCATACTTGAAAAAGTAATTGTTGATAAGTTTGGTAATACATTATCTCTAAATACTGGTAGTATTTTTCTGCTAATAGAACTTAATTCAATATCATCAATACGAGCTGTACCTGCAATAGTTCTTAATCCATCTGGTGATAAAAAAATTAAGTCACCACCAATCTCTTGAACTGTGTTACCATCAAGACATCCTATGTTTTTTGTTACTCCAGATAAAACTGGAGTTGAATCTAAATTTGATAATTGATAAATACTATCTTTACAAAAAATAATTAATTTATTACGAAAAGGTTTAACAGCTCTTATTCTATCTCCAACATCTATTGTTCCTGCACTAGCTCCAGTAAAATCTTCTGGTATTAATCTTGTGCTGTAAGCAATAACTTGTGGGTTAGCTGACTGACCTGCTACTATTAATCGCTCTGCAAATATTGTACAAATAGAAGGATTACTGGGAGCTGACCTTGCTTCGATTTCTTTAAAAGCATAAGTATAAGTGCTACCAGAAATTTCTATTTTTAATTGAGCAATTTCATTTACACCATCAGTAATAAATAACTCACCATATTGTGACTCACCTTCGTATAATGCAAACTGACAATTGCTTTGATTTGTTCTTGCAACTGTTGAACCACTTGATAGTTGTCCTGCTGTTGCTCCATTTTTAAAAATGTTTTGACTTGATGCAGAAGATATAAAGTTTTCATCTACAGTCATAGATGTATTACTTGCTATTGCAGTAACATTATATTCTTCGCCATTAACTCTAATGTCATCACCAACTGCAAACTCTGAACTAAATGATGTACTACTTCCTGTTATTGTTGCTGAACCAGCAGATACCGCAACAGTTCCTGTCTTTGATTGATAAGTATTTTTATTTACTTGTGTCCATGTAGACCCATCGGTACTATAATATATATTAGAACCTTGACAAGCTACTACGCCTTTTGCGTAT